TTGTCCGGTAGTGCTTCCAGCGATCTCTATAGCCCCCCCGAAGGGTGAGATGAACCGTGTCCTTTACTGTTTCCACTAGTGTTCCCTATTAGTCGTAAACAGGCATCCAATTCATCGTATGCGGCAACCTACACAACTTATCCAGGCATAGACCCATGTCGCAAGCTCAACTTTCGTTAGACTTATAGCGCACGAGATCCCTTCCATGTCTCCATCCCCTAGGTGACCGAACCTAGTGCGGAGCCTGACCTGACTCGTCATTATGTAGACCGAACAATACGAAGAGTAACCTGCATGCTCAAACAGTATTCACTCGCTTCGGCAGTATCAGACTGAAGAGTCTGTCTTACTCGCTTTCCTTTTCGAAGGCTTTAGCGCCTTCAGGGCGTCCTCTTGATACATTACCTTCCACTTCGCTGGGGGTAAGCTGTAACATTGTGCGCTTAGTCCGAATTGCCATCTCAATGAGACGCTGTAGAGTTCGCGACCCTCCAGATAAGGTGAGACAAGATCCTCGAAACCGAATACTATAGGTACATCCGACCTGGCCAAGACCGAGAAATCTAGATGCTGCATCGTTAACCGAACCTCTTTCCCAAGATCCAAGAGCTCTGTGCAATGAAGCTTCCGTCCCGTCGTATCTGAGATATCTCTTAAATACAACTTTCCCGAAACCCCAGCTTTCCTTGAAACCAAGGGGATGATCTTTATCCTCACTCTCCTCACTGTTATGTAGCCTCCACTCATGGAGACCCGGACTTTCGTCAGGAAGTTTGAAGGGAGTAATGGTACCTCCACATCCTCCATCCCAACGTTCACTGTTAGCTTGTTCCCTAGCGTCGCTTCCTTGTATAGCTCCTTCCATGGTTTATTGACTTGTCCGTATTCAGTATCCATGAATTGGTCGTATTCAAGAAGCCCCTTCAATCACACAACTGCCACCGCATTATCCTTGTTCGCCTTGGCGACGAATATTTGGGCATTAGTTGCTCCAATCAGACTGGTTATGCTGAGATTAGCATTTCTTGTTATGGTTACGTTTGCTGTAACGGACGTTCTACCCGCGGAACTAACCCCAAATGAGCTATTTATAATTCCTCCGCCAGAGATGCTAATCGCAAACCCAGCAGTGGTATTATTGAAGATCACAGTAACGAGGTAAGTCCCAGGGACACGTGCCTGGTAAACTAGTGATGTGCCATCCGCTACCTCAAGAGTGAAGTAGGGTAACCCAACACGCGTCAGCGCCCCATTTGTACTCTCCCTAAAGAGAGACTCCAGTGTAGCTGCTGTAGGCTGCGCTTCATAAAGGTCTACGGTGTACTCGACGAATAAGTCACCCAGGTTAGCGAATTGGGACGCATACGTCACCCATCCAACTTTTCCGAGATTTATCAATTTCGGATCAGCAGTTGTATTATCGGCCATAAACCTCTTAACATTATCGGTTGGTGCTGTGAGCCTGGCAATCGCCCAAGGGGAGATTTCACTAAGATGCCGATAGTTCGCCAGGGCCGACCGATCATCGGGCCCAGGGTCTGTGCTATCTTTATCAAAGAATAATGCCACTCTACCAGACGCTCCTGTGTTCGCTAGAGGAATATACTCGAATTTTAAACTGCGAAATGTGTACTGATCAAAGTTGGATGCAATGCTAACTAACCACGGGAAAACAAAGGGGTTGAGCGGGTTGATGCTAAAATCATTACTTGCCCCTGACCCATTGTTAACGACGAAATTACCATCGGTATTACCCTCGATCACACTAATGTACTCACGATGGGTGATCCTTACCGACCCCTTAGACGCTTGAAATTTAGGCTTGCGTCCCCTGACTGGGTAGGCATAAGAGATTGGTGCAGCTATAGCTCCAGGGAGCGTCTGCGGGTGTGATATCAATCCACCATTACTCTTATTACCTTTCTTCCGCTTGGGCAAATTTGCCCAAATCCATTTGGCTCCATTCCATAACACCTCTTTATTCTCAACAATCATGCGCGCACCTGCCATAGCGGCAGGCGCGGCCAGTCTCGCCAGAGCTCTATCGCTATTTCTTGTTACGATAGACATGTGTGCTTGTGTATACTT